CCTAGTCGCCTACTGGCGAACACTCGGCCGCACCTCCCGCGAAACATCCCCGCTCATCCGAACGAGATAGCAAACTCCCCCGAGGCCAAGCCTCATCCGAACGCGTCCAGGCGACGCAAGAGGTGATCCTTATGGCCAAACACGACTGCACCAACTCAGACTTCATCGTCTGCCTCGACGGCACCCTCTACGGGCCATGCGAACACCCAGACTGCAACGGCGACTGCACCGACGTTGGCCCATGCGAATGCGCATGCCACCTCGAATCGAGCACCAGCTAATGGCACGCGGGCGAACATTCGACCAAGGCGAGCGCGCGCGGGAGCTGTTCGACGCTGGTAAGTCCTGCAATGCGATTGCGAAGGAACTCGGTGTTGCGGCTTCAACCATCTCCGGGTGGGCGAAGAAGCAGGGCCTTTCGTTCGCACGGAAGCAGACTGCTGCTGCTGTTCAGGCTCACCGGATTGATCGTGCTGCGGTTCGTGCGGACATTATCGACCGAATGTATTTGCGTTCGCAGAAGGTGTTGACTCGACTTGAGGCTGACAAGTTCACGTATCGGGTTATTACTGGCGATGGTTCGTTCACTGTCTCTGATGAGGCGGCACCTTCGGGTGATGAGAAGAACCTTGCTGCTTCGATCGGCATTTACCTTGAGCGTGCGACCCGCCTTGAGTTGGTTGATGGGAACGCTGGCGAAGCACAGGCCAAGGGCATGCTTGCCGAGTTGGGCGAGTTCCTAGGCATAACACCATGACTGAGGGCTCGTCGTTTATCGCGCCGATGTCGCCGAAACAGATTTGCTCCCTCAAGGAATCGACCGCCCGGATTAATATCTGGGAAGGGTCAGTCCGTTCGGGCAAGACCATTGCATCGTTGGCGCGTTTCTTGATCTATGTGGCGACGTCGGAGATTCGCGGCGAACTGATCGTGGTGTCTCGTACCCGCGACTCTGCTGCCCGTAACGTGTTCGCACCGTTGATGGACTCAACACTGTTCGGCATCCATTCGAATTACATCTCGTACACGTCTGGTGCCGCGTATGGGTGGATTCTTGGCCGCAAGGTGTGGGTGCTCGGTTCATCCGACATCCGCTCAGAGAATGTGCTCCGTGGACTCACCTGTGCTGGCGCATACGTTGATGAGCTCACACTCCTGCGTGAAGATTTCTTCACTCAGCTGCTGAACCGCCTGTGGGAGGGCGCGCAGCTATTCGGCACCACAAACCCGGACTCACCTGGTCATTGGTTCAAGGTCAACTTCCTTGACCGCTGCGACCCTGAGCATCCACAATTCCTGCCCGATTGGCGGGTGTGGAAGTTCCTCCTCGACGACAACCCGATGCTGTCGGAGGCACGCAAAGAAGCTATCCGGCGCGAGAACACCGGCCTGTACTTTCGACGCAACGTCCTCGGCGAGTGGGTTGCTGCCGAAGGTGCAGTGTTCGAAACATTCGACCCGGACGCATCTCTCGGCTTTGTTGTCCCATGGGATGATCTCCCCCCGATGCGTGAACTGATCTCGGTTGGCATGGACTACGGAACATCTAACCCGACCTCAGCAATCCTGTTGGGCCTCTCGGATGAGATCGACCAGTACAACCGGCCACGACCAAGCCTGTACGCCATCGACGAGTACTACTTCAACTCGAAGATCGAGCAACGACAACTTGCTCCATCAGAGCAAGCTCGCGAGCTCATCACTTGGCTGAACGCCGAACATCTACCAATGAACAGCATGCAGGGTATGCGCCCCCGCTACACGATCCTCGACCCGTCAGCAGCCCCACTACGCACCGAACTCTCACAGCAAGGCGTCACGACGACACAGGCCGACAACGAGGTGCTGTACGGGATCCGCACAGTTGCTTCCCTTGTTGCGGAGAAGCGCCTCAAGATCACCGACCGGTGCAAGAACTTGATACGCGAAATGCCCGGGTATAGCTGGGATCCAAAGCAAACCCTCCTCGGTGTGGACAAGCCGATGAAAGTCAACGACCACGCCATCGACGGACTCCGCTACGGCGTTGTTACGACCGAGAACATTTGGCGTCAACACATCAAGCTCGCAGCCTAAGGAGGCCTCATGGCAAACGCCGACCAGTGGCCACCCTCCCCTTTCCATATCGCGGGCGCACGCTACAACGAACACCGCGCCTGGTGGGCTGGCGATATGGCCACCATCAAAGCGATCTACTCCGGCACTGGTGTCGCAACGCACACGCATAAGGGTGTTGCGCATCGCGGTGGTGTTATCGGTGGTCTGTCGAAGATGTTCTGGGGGCAACCTGTCGCTGAGGGTGAGAACCGCACCCAACTCCACCTGCCGCTGCCTGCTGATGTTGCCCAGAAGTCGTCATCGTTGCTGTTTGGTGAAGCACCCCGCATTATGCTCCCCGATTTCGAGGATAAGAACAAGGCCGCTCAGGCACGCCTCGACACGATCATGCGTTCTGATGAGTCACACTCGCAGCTGCTGATTGCTGGCGAGTACGCATCCGCACTCGGCGGTGCCTACCTTGCCCCTGTGTGGGACACCGAGGTTGCCGACCATGTGTTCCCGAAGGCGTACCGTGCTGATGTTGCGATCCCTACTTTCCGTCATGGTCGTTTGTCGTCGGTGAAGTTGTGGACTGAGTACCGTACCGACAACGCAAACATCATTTTTCGTCTCATTGAGGAGCACACGGCCGGTCTGATCCGGTACACACTCCACAAGGGTGGCGAGAACGTTCTCGGTCAGGCTGTACCCATCACTGAGCACACAGAGACGGCACACCTTTCGGGTCTGATCTCTCCTGTGGAGTATCTGGCTCTTGCTACTGATGGTAAGTACACGGTCAGTGTTGCGACAGGTATTCCCGAGATGGCTGTTTCGTACATCCCGAACATGCTGCCGAACCCGGATTGGGAACAGTTCGGACCACTCGCGTCCGTTGGTCGTTCTGATTTCCTCGGCAACGAACCTGTTTTCGACAAGGTCGATCAGATGTGGTCTTCACTGTTCCGTGATGTGGATAACGGGCAGGGTCGCCTCACCATCCCCGAGGCCTACCTTGAGACTTCTGGTGTTGGTAAGGGCGGAACGTTCGATGCGTACCGCCAGGTGTACTCCGGTATCAATGCGCTCGGATCTGCTAGCGATTCCCTCGCTTCACAGATCACACAGACTCAGTTCCTTATCCGTGACGAAACACACCTGAACATCATTGATGCTCTCGAACGTCGTGTGTTGCGCACAATCGGCCTCTCACCGAAGGAATTTGGGAAGGTTCAACCGTCCGGCAGTAAAACAGCCACGGAAGTGAACGACGACAGAAGCGAATCTGAGGCCACACGAGACGTGAAGGGCATCCACGCCCGACCTGCTCTCGCAAAGCTCGCACGCCTCTCGCTGGCCATCGATGGTGTGGTGTTCGGTGGTAAGGGTGGCGGCGAGTTTGGTGTCCCTGAGGTTACGTTCGCGAAGATTTCACAGGAAGACCCGGAGAAGCGGGCACGCACGTTGCAGATTCTTGACATGGCTCGTGCAATCTCTCTTGAGGCTCGGGTTCGTGAGCGTGTGCGTGACGACAACCTCACAGAAACTGAGATCAAGGAAGAGATCGCCCGTGTGCAGCTGGAGCAGGGGAAGCCTGCCCCAGATCCAACGGTATTCACCGGCGAACCCGACGAGCCGATAGAATGAGAACGGCCCCAAAGAGTGCGTCTAACACTCCCGGGGCCTAACCCTAAATCAAGTACTAGTTGATCGGAGGGCTCCATGGAGTCTACAGAATGGCGTCCAGTTGTCGGCTACCCTCGATTCGAGGTTAGCGACAGGGGCGACGTACGCAACCTACGCACAGGACGCACCCTGAAGGCCTACGATGCCGCAGGGTATCTGCAAATCGCCGTCTGGGGAGGTTGCTTCCGGGTACATCGTGCGGTTACCGAGGCATTCCACGGAACACCGGAACCGGGCGCTGAAGCCTGCCACGTAAACGGTGACTCTCTGGACAACCGCGCATGCAACCTTCGCTGGGGGACGCGGTCCGAGAACGTGCTCGATGAAGTGGCTCATGGCACTCATGTTCAGGCACGCAAGACTCACTGCCCTCACGGTCACGAGTACACCGCAACGAACACGTACACCTATCCGGTTTCAGGCAATCGCCGTTGTCGCACATGTGACCGCGAATATGAGCGGAAACGGATTCGTCACGCTGCTTAGATAGGGGAACTCGATGCCGCTATATGTTCCCGATTTAGACAACCCGGTAGATGCTGCGGACTTGATCGAGGAGTTGGGCGCCGAACTCGCCGCACGTTATGCCGGTGCCGAGGATGAGCTGATTCGTGAGATTGCGAAACGTTCCTACCGTGATGTGGCGTTGCAGCAGAAGCTCGCG